GAACCAGAGCCAATAAATGTTTCAGAGTCCCCTGATTTTAGGGAACAAAAGAAACCAAAACAGGAGGACAATGATGACAATCAATTCTGAAAAAGAATTTTTAACAGCTCTAGAACTTGCTAAACGATGGCGAGTTGATGAGCATACTGTTATGAGATGGAGGAAGCAAGGTAAACCACCTGTTTTCTACAGAATTAACGGCAAAATTCTCTATAAGGTGGCTGATATAGAGGAACTCGAATTAGCTAAACGTCAATCTATTTAAAAATTATGGCTTTTCAAGCAACATTAACAGGCAACTTAGGACAAACACCTGAGTTAAAAACATTTCAATCAGGCAAATGCAAAACAGAACTTGCAGTAGCTGTGAGACAACAAAATAAAGATGCTCAAGCACAATGGGTGCAAGTAGATTTATGGGATAAGACAGCACAATATGCCGCTGACTATTTAAAAAAAGGCGATAGTATCTATGCCCAGGGGGAGATAAAAGAAGAAAGATTTACAAGAAAAAATGGAGATCTTGGATTTAAAATAGTATTACAATTTGCAAGAATAGAACTTCTTAAATCAGCGAGTCCCAAGCAACCACAAAATGTAACAGAAGCAAGATCAACAGCAAGTACAGGTGATTGGCAAAGTTCACCTAAAGTACCCGAAGTAGACGAGATTCCGTTTTAAAATTTGGGGCATGGTAGTAGTGTCTTATTGCATCACTTTTGTTTGCTGCTCCTTTGTAAGATTTTGGTTTATGACTCTGAAGACCTAACGCATAAATTTTACAAAGATGTTACGAGTTCCCATCGAGGATATTTAAGTGAGTCAAACCGTCTTTTTCCTTAGTGGTTTTTAAGCGGTTTCATAGCTTTTATATAAGCAAGCCTATCAGTAAGTCCTCAACCTTATTATGAACAGTTCAGAAAGAAGAAAACTTTTAGCTAATAAATTAGCTTTTTTAAAAGAAAAAAGAATTTCAAAAATTGAAAAAGATTTTGATTTAGAAATTAAAGGTTTTGATCATTTAATTTTATTTAAAAATGATCGAAAGGCATATTTAATTGATGATACGATTGATTATAAAATTAGAAATGCCATCATTAAATACAACCACAAAATAGACAAAATTAATCTCATGAAAATTACAGATTTTAAACCAGAAGAAAGAAAGGAGGCGAATAATGCCTACTCATAGCTTTAAAGATTTGGAAAGAATGAACTTAGTTTTAGATAAAGAAGGTGTTACTAGACCAAAAAGAAAAGCAAAAACTAAAAAATATAGACTAAGGGTAGCAGGTATGGGAATATCGCCAATGATTCTTAGTACAAATGCAGAGGATGAGGCATCTGCAATAAAATATGCAAAAGCAAGATGGGCAGATTGCAAAATAGAAATTATTAAATGACATCAGAAGAAAAAATTAAAGCCGCAAAAAAACGCATTGCTGAATTAAAACTTCTTATAAAATTATGGACTCAAAAATAAAAGTCTTTGCATCACCACATAAACAAATTCCATATAGCGATTTAATTATATGGGAAATATCTTATCAAAGAAAAAAAGAGCAAATGTTTACAAAATGGGTTTTATTAGAACGTAATGATTGGAGAAATCCAAAATTAAATCAAAAATTCTCTCAAGATGTTATTGACGCATTGATTGAAAAATATCAGATTTAAAATTATGACTATAGAAAAAATTGAAAAACTGTGGAGATTAGCCACAAAAAATCCAAACAAAAATGAAGCAATGGTTGCTGCTCGTAAGTTTATAGAGGCAGTACAACGTGAAAATGTTCATGTTCATATTTCAGCTACAGAAAAATCTTTATCACAGCAAGAAATACAACAAGCAGTAAATAATGCTTATAAAAAAGGTATAGAAGATGTAAAACAGCAATATCAACAAGAATTAGATAGACATTTAAATGCTAGATATAATGAAGGCTATAGAGATGGACAAGCTAATAGTTATACAAAAGATGATTTAGATATATATTATTGCCAAGGATATCAAGATGGCAAAAAATCAAATGCAATACAAAAATCTGAAACTAGTCAAATAACACAAAAAAAATATAATGGTAACGAAATATTTTCCAATAATAGTATTGGAACGCACGGAACAGGTACTATAACATTTCATAATGACACTAGTAGAGTAACAATTAGACGTAATTAAGTTTTGTATATAACACATATCGTTTGCGAGGGACATTTTGGAGTGCAGCCCATTTATTATGGTTTAACAACTAAATTTCAACCTTGGTATTTTGATGGAAAAATTGTCTTTAGGGGAAGTAATTACGAACTTAGATCAGAAGCAGAAAAAGCAGCAAAAAGAATCAGGGACAATTGTTTGTTGCGGAAATCATGTTTTTAGAGTTATAAATGGTCAAAGACATTGGATAAGTGAGCCTCCAAGTGATTGGGAAACTATTGACGGAAGAGTTTGGACTAACTAATGCCATCTCTTAGGTATCATGCAGGCCGAATGGTTTTGTATGAAGAGAAACCTAAAAAATGGCGAGTAAAAATAAAAACAAAAGAGGGTAAATTAAATTTACCTTTAAATGCAACAGAATTAGAGCCTGCATTAATTGAAGCCGAATATCTATATGCAGATACTAAATGTATGAGTAGAGATCACCCTTTATGCGTTGATTGCATACATCATCTAGTAATAAAAGCAGAATGCGGTTTAGGAATGCCAGAAGGAAAAGCTAGTGGCGGAATTTGGGCAAAAGATTGTGCTTATTTTTGGGAGAAGAACCCTTAATACTTATCTTGTCGATATATGCACCTGCTTGTCTTACAATTTTTACTAGTCTATAATTTTCTTTTGCTAAGGCACTTATTAAATCAGGTATCTCTTCTGGCTCCATATTATTAATAACTGTTCTTAATATTATTTCAATATCTAATTCTTCTTCTAAATCAATATCTGCCATAATCCAAGGCTCTATTTTTTTTCTACGTTTAGCTTCTAATACAAACCAATCCGACCAGGGCATATTTAGTTTCATTAGTAAAACTTTTATCCTTAACATAACTTAGTATCTATAAAAGTCTAGTTTTGACGTACATAGCCTGCTTTCTTGTCTTCAATAGTAACTTCTGGATATTGAACTGTATGCCATTTATGTTCGCAAATCATACATAATCTTCTTCTAATAATTACTTTTTCAGAATTTCTTTCCGACCTTATTACTTTTTGTCTTGTTAACTCATTACATTTTGGACACTTTACAAAAGTTAAACGATGCATTTATAGATTTATCAGGTTTTATATTTTAATATATAAATAGTTATTTTATCTATAAAAATGGATACTCAAACAAGAGGTTATGGTTCTTCTAAAAAGAAAAAAACAAAAAAAACAAAAGTAAAAGTGGGAAAGTAGTTATTGGGGCAGTTGACTTACCTTCCTACTAGGAAAAAGATTCTGCTCCAATAAATCAACTAATCTATCATCAACAGTATTATCTGTTTTTTTAACTAAAGCTCGCATAATATCTAATGCGAGTTTTTTTATTGCATTACCACGAAGAAAAGCAAAAACAATTGGTCTTATAATTTTTAGCATAATTTTTATATATTGCTATTTTAATAGTAGCTCATACTCCACTTTCGAGCTAAAGACCTCTTCCTAGTCCAAGGGGAAGAGGTTTTTTAACGTCTTGGCTTAATTTCTGCTACTTTAACTTCTACTTCTTTTAATCTATGAAACACTTCTCTCATGTCATCGTGCATAACTTCTATTTTATCTGTTAATAATTCTATAGCTGTTGTATTTCGCACGAGATCATCTCGTGATTGTCTTCCTCTATATGACATTGAACCAACGGAGACAAAACAAGCTGTAAGACAAGCCCCACCTAACGCTGCAATAACCTCTACCACTTTACTAGTCCTCTATATATGTCTATTATGACAGAAAAAGCCTATGACAACAGAAACCCAAAAAGAATCACAACAAAAGAATAAACAAATAGATGATGACAAGCCTGACTATCAGGAGAAAATCATGTTTTTAGTAAGCACTACAGCACAAGGAGCTATACTTGCTTGGTGTTTAATAGTTTTATCTTTAGGCTATATAAAATTACCAAATAAACTTTTTGGTTTAGACATCCCCGACCAACCTCGTGTGGATTCGACCTTTGCGGCAGGTCTCTTAGGAAACATCCTTGCGGGATGGGGTGTTTCTGTCGGTGCTGCTACAGGTGCTAAAAAGAAAAAGAAAGAGGGAGAAGCAACTAATAATACAAACACAAGTGGACAACAAACTATAATAATAAGACAACCAATAGAACTAATTACAAGTAAACCTGATGTTATCAAGGTTGAACCTACAAAACCAAAAGCATGAAAAAACTACTTCCATTATTGCTATTAGTTGCAAGTCCTAGTTATGCAGACATAACTCAAAAGTTTACTACTTCTGCACAAATTACTGTGGATATGCCATATAGCGTTACGAATAAACTTGGTACGACTTATTCGTTGTCAGGTAATAATATTACTCCTTCTGTAACCTCTGGCGGTAGCACTACGTCTGGTGCGATTGGAGGACTAAATGTTGGCTCGATTACAGCAGGTGTACCTGCTCTTATCCAGACTGATAAAGCAATCACTACGGCTGGATCAGCTTTCTCTGTTACAGAGTCGGTGACTATGGGAGATGCTACACCATCTGCTATTACTCCATCATCAGGAATCTCTGCTTTGCCTCACCTTGGAGGACAAACAACTATAGGATCTGGAGGGACAGCAGGATCTCTTGGCATGACTAGCCTTTCCTCAGGAGTCCACTCCTGTACTGCAGGTGGAAGTGGTACTAGTTGCGTTGGTAGCACTACAGTCACAATCCAAATTGACTAGAGTTTGGTTGCTATTAATAATATTATTTCCTGTCAAAACCCTTGCAAATCCTGTTGTCCCAACGTTCAGAAGTGGTAGTTCCAGCACAAATTCTACAAGTCAATCAGTCATAACGGAATCTATAACGAGCTATCAATATAGGACAGGCTATTCAGTTGGTGTAAGTGGAACTAACATTGAAAGTGCTGATGTAAATGGATATATTAATGCAATACCAACAGCAGAAGCTACACAAACTGTAAATGGAATTAATTTTTCTTATACAAGTCCTACCTTGGAGGGTATGCCTAGATGGAAGATCGTGAACGAATCGCAACCATTTTCTCTGGTCGAGACAGTAATGACGCCAGGCATCGACACAATTACCCAAATAAATCGCACTATAAACACAACTACAACCACAACTATAGAAACTACCTTTGGGCAATAGCTCTAATCCTTTGTCCTGTAAAGGTTTTAGCTAATACTACGGTTGCAAGTCCTAGCTCTAATGCACAAGGAACAGTCAATAATAATGCGACTATGATTGCTCCGCAAAGCACTCCTCAGTTTCGTATGTCACAAGGTATTGTCTGTTCTTCTCCTAGCCTTACAATTACTCCTTATGTAACAGATGCTTGGTCATTTAATCGACCTAAAGAATACGTTACTAGACAGAATATTTATGATGAAGATACTGGAGCGATAAAATATGTGCAAGAGACACCAAGATTTGAAAAAGATAACTATAACTTAAACTATGGGATCTCAGCACAGATCAGTATTCCGTTAGGTAAAGCACCTGAGTTATGTCTAAGAGCTACGGAAGTAAATATTAAAAATCAAGAATTGTTGTATCAGAAACAGTCACTAGAGATGGCACTTTATCGTTTAGAGGTTTGCGGAAAGCAAGCGAAACTCGGAGTTGTATTTACTGGAAAATATGCAGAGATTTGTGAAGGAATAAAAGTTATAGTTCCACCTGGCCAAGTTATTCCACATACGCACGAAATAAAGACTAAGTAGATTTATCTTTTTTCTTTGTCAGTTTCTTTATTAGGTTTTTTACTATTGGTTTTACTAAATTTAAAATAATAGGAGTAGTCGCAGCCACAGATGCAATAAAAGCAGTAGAGACAACCACGCTAGGAGTTGGAATATATTGGTCGATGAAAGGTACTTTTTCCCAGACCGCATTACATGAACCATCTATATCACGTTCATATTTTAACAGTCTCTCCAACCTAAGCTCATTCTTAAAATCGCCTTGCCTAAATGGTGCATTTTTAGGAGGACATGGTTTGTATTCATCTTCTTTTTTTTCTTCTTTCGGAATTTGTGCTTGAGGAGGTTTTCCTTCTGGTAAGGGATCAGGTTCTTTACTCACAGGTGCGGTTTCTTCAACAATAATAAGTTGATCTGGTTGATAGTTTAGAGGATAAAAACTTGGAAATGGACAGTCTGAAGTAACACCTCTTGGATCATCTATTAGCAAGTTTCTATTACCTGTATTTTTAGTATCTCTGTGATAATATTTACAACCTATGACCTCAATATTTGAATGGTCATAATTAGGTAGAAAAGTATATGGAATATGAATATTTGGAATATTTATTTCTGGAATACTTATTTCTGGTATTTCCAATTATTTTTTTGGTAATGTTGGCATAGATATACCTGTTGTTTTTGGTAATGCATTATCCATTACATTAGGTAATAATCCTTTAACTTCTCCTAACACTTGATTCATTATTTTTGCTTTAAATTGTTCTGATGAAACGTATTTGTATGTAAAAAAACCACCGCCTAAGATTCCCAACATAAGGATTCCAGTTACGATGGTAATAATGTCTAAAGCTTTTCTCATGGTAAAAGAACAAATAGCACGAGCTACAGCATTGATGTCAGTAGTCGTTTTGCTACTTATTGTAGCTATCAGTCCTCTCTATGTCACTATGGGTCTAATGACAAGAACTATGACTACTAAAACAGCTAAATAAATCTATAGCTTAATTTTTGTACCAATTTTAGTTCCATAGCTATTTGAATCATCAAATACAGCACTTAATTCACCGTAAACAGATACTCTGTCATTTATACTGACGCTACCACCTGTTTTTGCACTAATGTTTGTTTCAGAATCTTTTCCATCTACAGACTGAAATAAACCACCACCTTGTATATACCAAGAAGCATTGTCATTCCCACCTTCGTACCCAACGTGCAGATCTGTATTATTAGATTGATAGTCAGTTTTTAAGAAACTTGCATTGTTCTCTACATTTACATAGAAACCAGCAAATGCAGGTGTTGATAGTGCTGAAATAGCAACTATAGAAAAAGCTTTTTTAAGCATAATTTATAAAAATTAATTCGTTACATACTAAACGATTTTATATTAAAAACAACTTGCCCAACCTATAGATATGTATTTATCTTGTTTAGGTGGATAACCTTGATGAAAATATGTCCATATAGAAGGAAAAATTAAAAGTCTACCTTCTTTAGGAGCAATTTTATCCCCTTGCCAAAATTCAGTCCAACCATCTTCTACATCATTTAAATAATAGATATAAGTTAAAACTCTTCTTTCGTATGAAACAGTATCATTATGCCATGTATAACCTTTTCCTGATGATGTTTTTTGAACTTGATGCCTGTCTACTATTAAATTTTCAATAACAGAGGAAGGTAAAGTTAATGAAATATCACTATTAGTTGTAAAAGATTTTTTATTTAATTTACTGCAATGATTTCTATAATTAAATAATTCTTCGCTAGTAATTGCAGTTAATATCATACAGATATCTCTAAAATCCATCCAACTTGAAATTAAAAGATCTTGACTATCTTTTATTTTTACATCTATACCTTTACCTATTATTCCTTGTTGTTGATGATTTTTATATCTTTCAAATCTGTTAATTGTTTCTTTACATATATCTTTTGGAAGAGCATTATCTTTCACCCAAATAAATGGATCTTTTATTTCCTCAGAAGGCATATTTTTAAATTAATTTTCTGTAATTAATTCTTCCTGTGTTTTTTCTTCTGTTACAAGTGATTTTGATTCTTGTAGATTTTTCTTTAATAAATTCTCACCAAAATGAATACCACCTTCAATCATTGATATAAGTTTAGATTCCTGTTCTACTACAGCTTTTGCTTGAGCTAATCTTTCTTTATGATTTTTTAGTTCTTCTTTCCATTCAAGAATTTGTTTTTCAGTTTTATCAGACATAAGTTTTTTACTTATAATATCAAAAATTATAAATTAATCAATTTCAGTTAAATTCATCTTATATTTTTTACCATTTCTGTTATTTAACATATAAATCTGATTTTCACCCTCTTGCAATGTCCAATCTCCCCAAGTGCCATCAATCTTATTAACATTTTCTGGTGAATTAGAAAAATGAAGGTCATTAACATAAATGTTATTCCATCTAGCTGAACTTGAGCCAAGATCATAGGTATTTCCTGATTGAGGAACTATTGTTCTAGCTGTAAGAGTAGCAGTTATTGTATCAGAGGTATCAGATCTTACAAACTGACTAGAATCAATACCATCTAATGTAGCTGCGTTACCACCGTTTGCACTTGTTATATATCCCGCCCCATTAGAAAGCTGATTATTATTTGTTGGAATTGTTGGTCTATTTGAAAGTGAATTATAGTTACCATCAAATGTTGTAAACCCTCTTCCATTAGATATCTGATTATTGTTAGTAACATTAGTTGCACCATCAGCCACGTTTATGATACTTCTTACTTCTGAGGCTGTCAAAAATTGTGGATCACCAGAACCACTTGCCTCACGACCTATGATTCTGTCTGTTGGCATATCTGCTAATTTTGCAACACTTACAGCATTATCAGCAATATTAGATGTTCCTACTGATGTTAAAAATCCAGCACCGTTTGTAAGTTGATTATTGTTTGTTGGAATTGTTGGAGTATTAGAAAAATTAGAATAATCAAGATAATATGAGCCTTGTTGTCCGTCTAGTAAGTCGCTATCTAACCCTGACGAAGCACCATCATTACCTGCATGCCAAATTGAATAATAAGTTGTACCGTCTGTACTAAAATCTATTGAGTCTTTAATTCTTAACGAAGACGAATCCTCTTGATTAAATAACCCAAAAAACCCACTAGATGACCATTGAATATAAGCTTTGTTTGTAGTACTTTCCTTAAATCTTATGAAAGGGCTATCTGAACCTTGTAAAATTAATTTTTCATTAGCACTAGAACCTAATGTAAGATTTCCTGTAGTTGTATCATCCTGATCTGCTCTTAAAAATTGTGTTGAATCAATACCATCTAATAATGCAGCATTACCGCCATCACCTGCTCCAGAAAGGGCTGCTGATGTAATGTAACCTGCACCATTAGTTAGCTGATTATTATTAGTAGGTATTGATGGAGTATTAGAAAAATTATTGTAATCAAGGTAATGAGAACCTTCTTGCCCATCTAATAAATCTGCATCTAAGCCAGAACTAGCACCATCAACAGTTTTAATTGCTGTTAAAATTTCACTTGCTGACTGATCGGCAGTCGCATTAGTCTCAATCGTGTCTAATTTTGTACCATCAACAGATAAGTCTCTGCCATCTACTGTCTGAGTTCCAGAGAAAGTAATATTGCCTGTAAACTGCCCACCAGCTAAAGGCATTTTCGCAGCTATTGCTGTATTTATAGAATTAGCTAATTTATCAGCCGTTATAGCATCATCAACTATTTTTGAAGTATCAATAGCATTTGTTGAAATCTGTGATCCTGATATAGTTGCGTTACCTATTGCAGATTGTGTGAAAGCTGTTGTTGCAATTTTTGTTGAACTATCACTTGCGGATTGAGTAGTTGCAGTGTCTAAACGTGCAGAGGGAACTGTTCCTGATGATAGATTACTAGCATTTAATGAAGAACCGTCAATCGCACCTGTAGCTATGCCATCTAATTTATTTTTTAAAGCAGTTGTAAAATTATTATCAGTTTGACTTGCAACAACAAAATCAAGTGTTCCATCTGAATCTTGATACGTTACTGTTATTCCTGTCTCAGTATTACCTGTAACCATACCTCCTACAAAATCTTCTACCTGTTCCTCCGTAAGAGTTGCTGTTATATATCCAGCTCCATTAGTTATTGCATTATTATTTAATGAAATATTTGATGTCCCATCAAAACTTACTCCCGCAATAGTCCTAGCATTTGCTAAAGCAGTTGCAGTCGCAGCATTACCTGTTATGTTCTGAACACTAACAGAATTACTATTAGAAGTTAAACTATTACCCATATAGCCATGATTTTGACACTGATAATGCAAAATTATTGGTGTTGAGTCAGTTACAACTATCTGTATATAAGAACCACTAGAACCTGCTGTCCCACTTGAGGTTACATTTGTTGTATAAGCTGTAGTTTTATCAGCTTCAAGATAAAAACGAATAGGATGATTAGCATTACTTGAATCTGACTGATCGAACCTATATGTATTACCAGGTGTTAATGATAAAAAAGGAGAAAAAATACCATTTATTTTATAACCTAAACTTGATCCTGTACCGTTATATCTATGAGCAGATGTTTTGGAAGCTACTGTAACTGTATAAGTTATAACGGAACTATCAAAAGTTCCTAAAGTTTCTCCAACTTCAAAAACATACCCAGAATCATTTTCAATATATAATTTTGCATCATCTGTTTTAACTGCAATTTCTCCGACAACTAAATCTGAGGATGAAGGCTTAGTAGTACCTCTTTTGTTTTTTATGACATTAGCCATTTTTAAAACTCCTGTAAATCAATAGCTCCCGCCATCTATATCTAAACCAGAAACAGATCCATTTTCAAGGAATGTTACTAAGTCAGTGAAAGCAACTTGTTTCATTGTTCCATTGTCATTAACAATAATACGATCTGCGGCTGCTAATGTAGTTGATGTAGCAGATGTCGCTCCATCTAATAAATTTAGTTCATCAGTAGTAACAGTAGCTCCATCAATTATTTGTATTTCAGCTTCAGTTAAGGCAGCTAAAGCAGCAGATCCTCCAGACTGACACCCAGATAAATTATCTAAATCAGCATCATAGGCTTGAACATTAGAACCAATAGCAAGACCAAGAGAAGCTCTAGCAGTAGCACCAGATTCAAGAACAAAATTAGAACCATTTCCTACAATAAAATTACTATCAGTTGGACTTAGACCCGCAATATCAGTTAATTGTGCATCAAAAGCCTGTACGTCAGATCCAATAGCAAGACCTAAAGCTGTTCGTGCAGCTGATGCACTTGTAGCTCCTGTACCTCCATCACTTATAGCAAGTGTTCCTGTTATTGAACTTGCACTTAAATCAACTGCTACCTCAGTTGATTCAAAAACAAGTCCACCATTAGCTTTTAAATCTACATCGAATTCATTACCAGTTTTTGTTAAACCATCACCTGCTGTTGCACCTGCTACTCCTGAGAACTGAGTAAAAGCAAGATTATTAGTATTTACGACATCGCTTCCTTTATTTGTTGAACAAACAAATCCAACATCACCAAAATTAGAACCTTGCTCAACAAATGTAAATATACCCGCTGCTGATGAACCATTAGCTAAATCTGTTGATCTTGACCATGAACTAGCTGAACAAATATAAATACCGTTTTCTGTAGCTGTGCTTTGATTCTTAACCAAAACACGATCTCCCGCAGAAACCGCAACACCATCTATTGTTTGAGTTCCACTTAATGTAATATTTGCTGTTGTTGCCACTTTTACAGAATCTTTTACATCAAGTCCTTGTGCAACAGAATCCACATAATTTTTATTTACACCATCTGTCCCTGCTGTAGGATCTGCTAAATTTGTTATTTTTTGACTATTAGCTGAAATTGCACTTGTAGGTGCTGCCATCTGATCCAATCTATTGACTTGAACACCAGTATCAAAATCAGAAATTTTAGTATGTGCTAAGGAAGGAATATCATCTGAGCTTAAAACTCTAAATGTTGGTGCTGATGCACTGCCTGATGCAGGCCCTGCTAAAACTGTATTCGCAGTTCTATTAGTTGCCTTATCAAAAAATGCTCCTTTACCTCCAATAGGTTCAATAGATGTAGCAGATCCTCCTGACCCACCTGTACCTTTACCAATTACTAATACTTCATCGCCTTCTCTAAAAGCAATTTCAGCATTTTCTAATGAGTCTGGGTTGGACGATCCAGTAGATCTTTTTATTCTAATTGTATTAGCCATCAGAAATTACCTCCATCGACAAGTGTTTGTTTAGTTGTTGTTGAATCTGCTTTAAATGTATCAGATGCAGCATGATAGTAAAAGATAGAATTATCTACCTTTCCTGATACATCAAAAGTAACACCCGCAGCCGCAGGGCCTTGTGGCCCTGCTGTAGTTATCTCAACTGTTGTGACATCTGAAATTTGTGATACTTCAACTTTGTTTGGACTACTCATTCTGTATAACCTTGAGTTACGTTTAGGTTTCCTTTTATATAATAGTATTCATCACCACTAGGCTCGGTTAATTTTACATCATATTTCAAAGTGCCAATAATAAAATTATCAGTTTGTGTATCAGTTAATTTAATATCTACAATTCCATTATCTCTATCAGTGTATGTAATAACCCAATCAGCAAATTTTACTTTTCGATCAATATCCCAAACTTGAGCAGCAACTGTATAACCATTTAAATTTATAGCTGATCCAGTAGAATCTTTAAATTTTAATTTTAATGGAAAATCTGATTTTTTTACAACATTAAAATTTTTAATACCTGGGATTATTGCCATTAGCTAGGTTTTGGAATTTTATTTTTTACTTTATCAACTATATCTGTTTTCCACTTATCTATACCATGATGATATATATAGTCTAATTGTTCTCCCCAACTAGGATATAATCTCTCTCTAAGTGTTTTATAATTATAACTATCAAAGTTATCTTGCATTGCTTTTAAACCAGAATTTACTACTTCTTCTGATGGCTTATCAGTACCATCATGAGTAATTAAATTTTCGTAAGTTTTATTTTTAGAGTCAGACCAACCAAACCATTGTCCTTCCTTGTAAGTTACAAGAAAATCTTCTATATGATTAGCTCTTCCTTGTGCATCCATTTTAAGTACCTCCTAGCTTTACAACAAAAAAACTAAATATATTTTCTGAACTACTACCAAGATATCTTGAATACATAGTTTGTGGTGGATTTTCTCCCCATGGATCAACATAGGTTGCTGTAGTTTGAGTAGCAAAATAAAAATAAGTGTTTGTATTAGTTACGTCTAATATTTTCTGACCTGCTCCATGCCCATGTCCTTGTCTGGTACGACCACTGCCATAAGCCATTGAACCTGTTGGATTACTACTTACTGAATTGTAACTTCCATTAATACCATTAGTTGAAACAAATAATTTTGTCCCCATTAAACCAGAAATAGACCCACCTGTATCATAAGTTGAAAAATTATTTTGCACTAAATACTTGCCAGTTTCTTGAAAACCAAATTTACCACTTCCATTATGAGAAAGACCTGTACCTATTATTTGAAAATTAGTATCATCTCTTTCCCAATTATTTGAAACTATATGAGTACCAGAAGACATAGTAAAAGAAGAAGTTACTCTCCAACTGTCTGCATAAGATATTCCTCCTAACCCGCCTGCACTATCAATAGTAGTACTATCACCAAAATGAATAGTCATTATGAAACCTCCTGTAAAACAAATTTAAATTTTTTACCGTTTCTCCTATTAATCAAAAAAAGATCCTCTATTCCTTCTTGTATAGTATAACTTCCGTAAGTTCCGTCAACGTCATTTTTATGTCCTTCGTTAGATAAATTTAAATCATTGATATATAAGTTAGCCCATCTTAAAGATGATGAACCTAAATCATATTGATTATTAGAAGCAGGTAATAAAGCATGCAAATTTGTTAAATTTTGACCCCCAATTTGACTTAATAATGAAGCTGAAGTAATTACTGTTCCTGTTTCATCAGGTAAGGTTATAGTCCTATTAGATGATACTGATGAATTTGCTTTTAAAGAGATATAATTTGTCCCATTTGAACTAGTTTCACTAAATCTTATTTCATTTTGATCGTTTAATGTTATTCCATTAGCGTCAAAAACCATTTGCTCTGTTCCAGAAGAACTAAATCCCATTATATTTGCTGATTTTCTAAATAATCCTAAATTTGTATTACCATCAAAACTTAGAACTGGAGATGTAGCACTATTGCTATCATCAAGCAATAACACCCCATTCATCGTTCCTCCTGTTTTTGATAATAATCCTAAATTAGGTTGATCTATGTTGCCTATATCAGTAAAACCAAGATTAGTTGAATTTCTTATTTTGAGAATTTTTGAAGTCGTGTTAAGAAAAGTCATGCCAGCTACACACTGGCTTCCATTTAAATCAGTTGATTCAGCACTTTGTCCTTGTAATGCTTTAAAAGCAGCTTGAATATCTAGTCTGACGTTTTGACCAGACGCATTTTGAATATCAAAATTAGCAACCGAAAGCGACATAATTAACTAGGGTTTGCCCTATCTTAACCTCCTTTGCCGAAACCAACAGCACTGTAGGTAAAATTCCTATCAATACTAGCATTACTTGAGTTTTTAAAGTGGACTGTAAAGCCAGTTCCAGATATATTTGACAATTCAAAAAAATCACCTGTTGCCATGTTTTGTGGAGAAATATTAATTGATGGTAAAAAATTATTTAAATTACCTAATGCAGAAGTTCCTACAAAAAAAGGAGCATTAAATGTAACTACTTTTGCTGATGTTCCAGATGCTATTACACTTGATTGCTCTGTCCTAGATGGCATTGTTGCTACATAACCTGCTTGCTGTAAGTTAATATTTTGTGCGACATCTGCTGTTGTTAAAGTAATTCTAAATTGAAAGCCTCTGCCTTTAAAAGTACCATTTGCAAAATCATTAAAATCTGAATAACTACTCATATCAGTAGAAGTTCTAACTGCTATTTTTGCATTTGCATCATTAGCAACAGTTCCATCAAAATCTGTCCAAGTATCAATTAATTCAGTTCTATTATCAAATTCATCTCCTACATAAAAACCAACTCCTTGAAAATGCCTTTTTAAAGTTAGAGAAAATACACCTCCTAAGTCTAAAGTATTGGCAAAATTATAAGTACCAGTTGCATTAGTTGAAGGATTAGTAAGAATTAAACCACCTTTTGAACTGCTATATTCAGTATTACTAAATAAACTAGATGTTGTGTTATTAAATGGAGGAGTATCATTATCCTCTCTATCAGTTTTAACAGTAATAGAATCAAGAATATCAACAAGTGATAGCGTTACACTAGCTGCTGTTTCACTAAATCTACCTCCATCATCTTGAAATTTAAGAAGATATGTACCCGCAAGTGCTGGTGCCAATACTTCTGTAGAGTTACCAGGAACAGCTTCAATAATATCTTGTGCAGATTGAAATGTAGCTGAACTTCCTGATAGCTGAGTATGCCTGACATAAACTCGACCACCATGTAAAACATCTATTGCAGTTGTTTGTGCAAATCTAAGTCTTACAAATTGCTCATTAATAGGTTCAAGAGTCAAACCTGTTATAGTCTCAGGTAAAGAAGTTTTACCTACTGCTGTAAAAGTAGTTGTAGTTGGACTAACAGATAATTGCAAAGCAACATTATACGAAAAAACTTCTATCGTATATTTTCCTTTTTTTGTATCTAAAAGTTCAAAATCAGTACTAAATACAACTACAGAAACATAATTGTTTTCTTCAAATCTATAATTAACTAAATATTGAGTAACACCTTTTACAGCTTGCCAATTAACTATTAATTTACTTCTAGCGATATTATTAATAACGATTGTTTTTTCTGTAACACCTAAATTACTTGGAGATAAAACTGGGGCATTAAGTGTTGATATTATTCTTGGTGATAATTGACCATTATTTTCAATAAAATCATATTTATCTTCAATATATGTGATAGCAGAAATATCGTAATTTATACCATCTTTTTCCTCAACTTGAATAACTCTGAATAATTGTGTTTGTAGTGATGTACTTGAAATTAAATACGGTGAATTATTATTTGGTGCTGAAGAAAAAGCAGATTGATTAGTAATATTACCTTCATTATCTCTTTTAGTTACGCTATTAACAGTAATGACTGAGCTTGTGATATTTGATATAGATCCTATTTCTATTGTTCCATCAGACAAAATAACACTTATAGTAGGATTTTCATTTAAATTTGGAAGATCTGTATCTGTAACTGAATCTATTGTTATTGTTGTTGTTGTAGCAGAAACAACACGACCACCTCTCCTAGACCCTGCTCTTACAGGATCGTTTACCTCTATAACAGCACCTGGTCTGACTAATACTCCCGCGTCAATCGAGGTTTGAAAAGTTATTACTTCTGACTGACGTTCCTCTGCAAACATCATCGCTCTTCCAAGTCTTGCAGCTTGTCCACGAGAAGTACAAGCAAAAGCTTTTACTTTTTTAATACTATTACCAAGTTTTTGCCTTCTTAAAACATCTTCAGCACTATCACTATCTCCAACAACTTCAAAATCTATTTCTTGAGATTCCATATTAAAGTAACTAACAGAAAATATTGAATGACGTTGTTTTAAACTACTTCCTGAGTAACTAAAACCACCCTCGCTGACATTTGATAAATTAAATAAGTAACTTGGTGATAAGGGTTTATCTTGAGAAATACTTACTGTTCCTGATGACCATATTGGCATACACATCATTACTCCACATAATTCATTTATTGCATCAAACGCTTCTTTTGGACTTTGAATATTTACATTACAACTAAATCTTGCTTCTTTAGTTCCCGCCCCAGTTTTATCATCTACCTCTTCATTTGCATATTTACTTGCTGCTACAAAGCTAAATAAATCTAAAGAGTTATCTGAGATATGATCTCCAAAACCATAACGACTATTAGTAAGTAAATCTAATAAACACATAGCAGGACAGTTTGTATAAACTGCAGCTCCCATCGTTCCGTTAAATATATAACCATTTGGATAACGTATTCTTCCTGTTAAAGGATCAACATCAGGCGTTCCACTATTTAAAGCTCCTGCTCCTGGTATTCTGACTTTTATTCCTCTAATCCTATATTTTCTATTTGGAATACGGTTAAACTGCTTACTATCTAACCTCAAAGCCATATAAGCACTATTTGGATATCTTTGTATATCATCAACAACTTCTTGTAAACTTGTAAATTGAAAAGAATTTACTCTATTTGACTCAGTACTATCAGGTGTTACTCTTACAACTCTAACATCAACTGGAAAATCACCTTGAATATCAATTCTATGGTCTCTTGAATAAGCATCTGCTGTTCGACCACTGACTGAGGTAGAAATTATATCTGTAAAGCCACCTGAGTTGTATTGAACCTGTATTTTATATTCAACTGTATCTCCACGAATATCCCCATCGTCTTCTGCAACCTGTATTTGAGGCCAAGTTAAAGTAATAATTATAGCGTCAGCATTTGCACTAGTTGGCGAACTAGCAGCAACTTGTCTTGTCACAGGAGTTGTATTAGTAACTGTTACATTTACAGCAGTAGGTGTTCTAGTATCTGAAGGAATACCACTCATCGGAAGTTGATTAGATGTTCCGAATTTGGATTTAAAAGTTACATTTTGAAAGTTAAAATCAGTATCTAACGGATTAGAATTTGAGGCACTTTGCTTAAGAATTGGAGTATTGTCAAGGAAAACATCTTTTAAACTTGCATTTTCATACTCAGTTGATCCTTTTGTTAATTCTGCTTTAGATGCAGTAGCAAAACCTTCTATTTCACCCTCTGATATTAAATCTTGAACAGTAGCAAATTGCCTACTATGAAGAGTATCAGGAGCACGATATGGAGGGGGAGGTGGCTTTGGAGCACCCCCTGATCCTTTAATGATTTTAGTTTCGTCTGTCATCCTTCTACCTGATTTGTATCAACTGCTGCTGATATAACAACAGACCCAGTAAATATTTCTCCATATACAATCGGAACTGGAGTTCCAGCCCTGTTAGTATTTTGCAGCCCTCCAAAATTAAATGATAATTGTGGATCTTCTTCTGAATTAAAATCTTTAGGTTTTTGCACTGGAAAAAGTAACTCGCTTATTCCACCTAAAACAAGTAAAACACCAATATTTCCAGCAAGTGCTGCGAAGGCACTAGCATTTGCACCTCCTGTAGCAATAAATCCAAAATTTCCTCCTCCTATAGCAAAACCAGCACCTCCAGAAAATATAGCAAAACCAATTAAAGCTGCTCCAAGTAAAATTTTTCCTATACCTCTACCTGCTCCACTTATTACAGGAATAAAATTTATATCTTCTTTTCCAATAGGATAATTTATTTCATCTTTATCAATATCATAATTACCAACTTTAACTTGATAATACTGAGGACTCATGTGTTGTTCTAATCCATCAAAATTATGAATCAAAAAACTTACAGCTTGACCAACTGTATTTACATTTACATCTATTTCTTTATGACCAACAAACTCAGCTAATTTTCCATAAAGTTTAATCTTACGCATCATAACGATACCTCTTGCCTGTACATTTTAATAACCATTCAGAGTAAGGCTCTCTACAAGATAGTCTATCGGTTAAATGATGAATAACATCACCATCAAAAAATAATGCTACATGATTTAAAGTTGGATGCAAAATACTCATTAATAAAACATCACCATTTTCAGACTTTTCAGTATTTTTTAATTCACGAAATCCAGTTTCCAAAGCATATTTTTCAAATAATGGATTTTCTAAAAATATTTCTGGAGTTGTAGGTCTCACATAATCTTTTAATACTATGTTTTTTTCTTCTTTATACCAATCTCTTACAAGACTCCAACAATCTGTTATACCCCAAACCCATTGACGACC